TCTAGGCAACTCAGATCTTCAGACTGCCAGGCAGTGAACGCTTTGGCGCATGATGCCATCTTTGCTTTGCGGTTCCGTTGGCGGGCCTCTTCGGCAAACACTTCTTGTTTGATTTGCTTGCTGGTCTTGCCGCTATTACGTGCTGCACAGGTGCCGCCGTAGTGCAGGATCCCGCCATCGCTGAGTTTCATAGCGACAGTGGCTTTTAGATCAGTGCGACCGCAGCAGTCGCAGGTGTCGATCTCGTCAGTGATGTAGAGCGCTTGCATGGCTGGTGGGGTGGTGGGATAGGTGCCGGATGGGCTCCGGCGGGCCGTAGTGGGTCAGGCGGTGGCCAGCTGGCGACGCTGAGCCCAGCGATCTTCCCGCTTGGCTTGCATCTTGGCGTGGTGGGCATCAGAGGCATGCACCGCTTTGAGCGCCTGAGCGTAGAAGGGGTGATCAGGGCGGACGCGAATCCGGTCTGTCTCGAAGTAGTCAGTCATGCTGTCGGAATCGTTCTGAACGTCAAAGGCCTCCCACACCTCAGCAGAAAAACGGCGGTAGTTCTTGGCGTAGATGGTGATCGTGCCTTGGGGGTGATTCAGGGTGTTGCCGATGCTGAAGCTGGCTTTCTGCAGGGGTCCGTTGTTGACTTTGATGCCGTTCCAGAAAAACTTGAAGGTGGTGGTCATGGCTGGTGCGGTGGTGTGGTGGCGGGGCTTTCTCGCCCCTGTGATCACACTGTAACCCGTAGCGGACAGACTGACAACCACCGGGCAGGCCGGTTAACAATCCGTCACGCCACCAGCAGCCCCAGCTGCAGCGCCGCTGCCTCCAATGCCTTCCTGCTCCGCTTCCGCCGGGGTGGTTTCGGCTCAGGCGTCACCAGCGGCACGCTCACCGCCAGCCCCAGCTGCAGTACCTCCGACAGCCGCCGGCCCTGCAGGATTGCCTTAACCCGGCGGTGGAACTGCTCCATCGGCCCGGCAGGGTATGCCAGACGTCTGGGGTTGGCCCACCACTTCACCAGCAGCCCGCGATCAGCAGGATGGATGTTCCCCCATGCGGTGGTGACCAGATCCTTGAGCGGATCAATGCGGGGCAGCTCCAGTTCGGGTACGTCGTAGCCGTCGGCGCCGTGAATGTCGTCCAGGTTGGCTGTGCCGGTCATGCTGCCCAGCATCTCGTTCAGCTCAGCAATTGACAGCCCGGACTGCTCAGCCACTTCCTGGGTGGTGAGCGACGGATCACCCATCAGCCGCTGGACTTTCCCCCACTTCTCCCGCCACTTGTTGGGGAACTTGATGGCATGGCCTTTGTCCCTGAACCAGTGGAGGATTTCGCCGTTGATGAATGGACAGACGATTGTTGATAAGGCATACGGCTGGCCGCTGCCGGGGTTGAGCCGGTCGGGGTCGTAACGGCGGCAGCCACGAATCAGGCCAACGAACGCGATAGCCTCCAGATCGTCATATGGCTGGCCGGTTTTGCGGTGGAACCGCCAGGCGGCCTGTCTGGCAAGTCCTAGGTTCCGGGTGATGAGGTCTTCGGAGACGGCTGTAGGTGCGGGAAATCCGGCGCCAGCACCATCCCGTTGACCAGCAGCAGGCGGCCGGGTGCCTGTTGCGCTGATTGGATCGGATGCCATGCCCCGCCGAAGTGCCGTGCCTCCAGCCGGTGCTGGGTCTGCCGCCATTGGCCGCTGATCGGTTTGCGGTGTAGCTGCTGAGGGGATGCGTGGGGTAGATCCTCGAAGCGCATCGGCTGCGGCTGCGGTCATCGGAGGTTGCCGGTGGGTGGATAGATCACCGGAAACCCGGTGTAGTGGACAGCGGCCGACGTTTCGGCTTGAACGTGTCCTGATCAGCGAATGGATCAGGCGTTGCCGCATCAGATCCACGGCCGTAGTGGACTGTGGAGACGCGCATCGGGCCGGTGCCCTGGACGTAGTTGACAGCCTGCGTGGTGGAGTCCACAAGGTCATCGAACGTGTCGCCAGGGAACCGCACCAGCTGCGACACCAGTACCGATAGCAGCGGGTGGTTACGCGGCAGCCAGACGCGGCCCTGGTTGAACTCAGGCGTAGCAGCATTGGCGCGGGCGATCTTCCCGCCAATGGGGTTCACAGCGATCACGCTGAACCCTGCAGCAGCACGCTTGAGGGTGGAGATCACTGCCGGACCGTTCGCCTTGTCTTCCACCAGCAGCTCACCGAATGCCCAGCGCGGCCACAACACGGCGATGGTGTCCATGGTGCCGGCGAAATCGAGGCGTTGGTTGATCATGTCCAGCAGCCACAGGCCGGCGCTGTCCTGGCCCCAGAGGGTGAAGGCCACCATGTCCGTGCCGGCCGAATCTTTGAAGGTGCAGTCGATCGATGCCAGGCGCCGCACGAATCGACCAGGGAGGGTGGCATCACCGGGTTGGCCGGAGCGATCGGCGGTGCCGTAGTACCGGAACATCTCCGCACTGAAGATCGTGCCCTTGCCAGGTGTTGGCCGCTGCTGGTACAGCGCCTCCCAATCACGGGTGGGTGTGTTGAGGCGTTTCTTGCGTGCCCATTCCTCGTCGTATCTGCTGGGGTCTAGCGCCTGGCCAGGCTGGCGATCATCCGGCTCGCGGGTGACCAGTGCAGGCAGTGGTTTGATCACCGGTTCAGCGATCAGCGGCAGGCTGATCACGTGCCACGGCTCAGCCGCATCGCCTTCGCCATCGCGCTCTAGCTGCTCCACCTGCTGCAGCAACCAACCGATCAGGTCTGCTTCGGCCCAGCGGGTGTGGGTGATAAGCTTGATGCCACCCGGTTCTTCGCGGGTGTTCAGGACGGTTGACCACCAGTTGTATAGCTGGCGGCGGTAGGCGGCGGATTCGGCTTCCTCGCGGCCCTTGATCGGGTCATCAACGTTGAGGAAGTCAGCAGGCAGGCCGGTGCCTTTGCCGACGCCTGCAGCCCAGAACCCGCCTAAGCCGCCGGCGGTCTTCCATCGATCTTTGCCGGTGCTGGAGGGGTGCAGTGTGCCACCAGAGGCGAGGTAGTAATCGCGGGCAGCTTCGCCGAACTCAGCGGCGAGCGTTTGGGTGTTGGCGCCCTGGCCCCAGGTGCGATCGGGATAGCGGCGGAGGAAGTAACCAGGCAGGAACCTCGAAAAAATGGTGGACTTGAAGTGCCGTGGCGGCAGTTCAACCATCAGCCGTGGTAGTTCACCATCAGCAACACGCTGCGCGATGGCGATCAGGCGGTTGGTGTGACGGGTGAAGGCAAAGCTGGGGAAGACAGCGGCGATGTAGTCGCCGAAGGAGCGGGTGTAGGGGGCAGAGGGTGGGATTGCGGAGACGGTGAGCTGCCCGAGCCTGGCCCTGGCGAGTGCTGCTGTGATCGGGTCAGCGGTCAGCATCGGGGACACCCAGCCCCTGCGCCTGCAGGTTCAGCAGCAGTCGAGTGCGTTGATCGTCGTTCAAGTCGGCTGCTTCGATGGCTTGAACGACCGTGCCAAGTGTGCGTTGAACAGCGCGACGCTCAGCGGCAGCATCGCTGAACTGATCGCGTGTAATTGGGTGATGCGTTAGGAGCCAGGTGATGGCGTTGACATTGCCTGATTCAGCTTGGCCGTGAAGGGATTGCAGGTAAGACTCTGCAATTTTGGAAACGCCCCTATTGATGACTCCCCACAATCTGCCTTCATTTGTTGACTCATCAGAATTGCGGCCTTTCTGAATCCAACGTTCCCAGGTTGTTTTTGCAACACCAAGCCTGGATGCCATGAGGGCATGGGGAAGGCCAAGATCTGCCATCTGCTGCGCCTTGGCGATGATCTCGTCAGTGAGCGTTGAAGGCCTACCGGCTGGCACTGGTGTGCGGGTGCGGTGATCGCCTACAGCTTAGCGGGTTGCGTTGCAGATGGGCAACCGCATCAGGTGGCGGGCTCCAGGGCGACGTCTACGCCTTCGTGGGTGGGCTTGAGACGGAGGAACACACCACCGAGGGATTTGGGCATGACGATGCGCTCGACTGCCCAGCCGGCGCCGTCCGCAAACTCTTCCTTGTAGGTGCCGGTCTGGACGTGCCAGCGCTGGGCGATGCGTTGACGGCCAGCAGCGGTGAGGCGATAGCAGGGGTGGGCAACGATGGTGCGTTCGTGGTTGTGGCCGTTGACCACCAGGTCAGCATCGGGTGCGATGGATGCGTAGCGGCCGCCGCCCATGGTGCCTTTGGTGATGATGCCGCCCCATGCACCGTGATGGAAGAACAGGGCAACGCGGCGGATGCGTTCACCACGGGTCTTGCCAGGCCGGTAGAAGGTGAACCAGAGCCAGCCCTGGTAGCGCATGTGCTCGACCGGTGAGCGGTAACGATCGCGCATGAGGCGCGTCATGTTACCGAGCGGGTCGATTTCGTTGTGGTTGATGATGGCGGTTTCATGGTTGCCATCGCTCATCATGAGGATGGTTTGCGCGAAGGGTTTTAGCCATTCCGCGCATTCGCTGAATACCAGATCGAAGTAATTGCTACCGAGGTGCTCAGGGCGGATGGAGCCCTTGGAGCCACGACGGTCTTTCTTGCCCTGCATCAGGCAAAGGATGTCACCAAAGAAGAGGGCGTGACCGCCACGACCCTGAACATGCTTGAGGTGTTTGCGCAGGAGCTCGCGGTCACAGTGTGGGTTGTCGAGGTGAATGTCTGATGCGAGTAGGAACTCGTGCGGATCAGCGCGGCTGTAGGGGATGCGGATTTCCAACAGCTCAGGGCTGTGGCGGATCAGCTGGAGCTTGCTGAGCGTCACCAGGACTGTGGCTGTTGCTGCAGTTTGCCGGGGTAGTCAGGAATGGCCCAGCCAGGTAGCGATCGACCGAATGGTGTCATGGGCCGGGATGGCCGGATTACCCGCAGAGATGGAGCAGGGCAGGACGGTGGCCACCAGGGCGTAGCTGCCGGGTGCGGTTGGGCAACCAAACCAGGGCAGTTCGCTGGCTCACCCGGTAGTCAGTCGTCTTACGCGACCGTAAGACGACCGTAAGGCGAGAACCCTTGCCGCAACTGCGTCTTACACTTATTACACTTATTACTAGAAAAGGATATTTATTAAGGAGGGGGCCATATCGGAAGATGCGCATCGGGCATCAGGGGGTGGTCTCTCTCAATGGGGGTATCTCGGATCAAAATGGCGTTAGAACGTAAGAAATGCCCAAACCGACTGCAGCGCAGTCGATCTGAGCATTACGCTGTCCGAAATACGGCCGTCAGAACTTACGAAATCGTCAGATCGTCCTCTGAAAGCGGCACCAGAGTGCAGCGCTTGCTGCCCACGCCAGCAAAGTGCGTAGGACTGGAGGCAGCGACCGCACCGGTGATCCGCCGCAGTGCTGAACGGTGGGCTCCATTGCTCCACGGGGTGGCCTTGAGCAGCTGGTCAAGCTGCGCGTTGCTGTTGGCGATGGCCAGCTGGCAGCATTCAGCCTTGTCGCCATCGGGGAGCTTGTCGCCGCTGCGGAACACCTTCATCCCGTAGCGGCCCAGGATGGGCACCAGCTCGTCGTACACGGTGCGGCCCAGTGACTGCTGTTTGGCAACGGCCTTGACCATCTCACCGAGCGAGGCATCAAGCCCGCCACCAAACCGGACGATCTGCTGCAGCATCGTGTCTCGGCACTTGATCTCGTCAGCGTCGCTGTCGTCGGACTGCTGGTGCTTCCAGTCCATCTGATCAATCCATTGCTGAGCCTGCTGTAGGTCCAGTTCGCAGCCGCCGCCGGCCTCAAGCGACCAGGCGCCGGCCAGCAAGGTTCCGTGCTGATCGCCGAAGCGCTGGCCGAACTTCCGGCCGAGGGCCTGCGCCAGCACCTTGGCGTTCTTGACGATGGTGGGCAGGTTGCCAAGGGTGCGAGCAATCAGCGCCCGTCCGTTTTCCACAGTGGAAACGGACAGGATCTTCCGCTCAAAGTCCAACCACTCGTTTTCGTCGAAATGGCCCTTGCGCAGACCAAGCACGCAGAACCGATCGATGTCCGCCTTCTGGATCAGCGAGACGTTGATGCTTGAGACGCAGAACATGGAGCGGATCTCAAAGGCGTTGGTTCCGCCGCCAGGTGTGCCCTTGTAGATCTTGCCTCCTTCTGATGAGGCGATCCGAGCAAGAGCCAGGACGTTTTGAACGATCTGCTTATCCTTGGCCTCGTTCTGCTCAAACTCATCGAATACCACGGGGATGGCGTCTGACTTGAGTGTGCCGCGCAGGCCGGCCTCTGTGGTGCCGCCGGTGGCCGACTGCAGAACACCGCCCATCAGTGGCCTCATGAAGGTCTTCAACACGGTGGTCTTCCCTGTGCCGGCGCCACCGGTGACCCAGATGTGAGGGCGCCAGTTGAGGGCCCCGCAGACGGGGGCCAAAACCAGCCAGCCGAGCAGGAAGTTCGCCGAAACCGGCATCTCCCACTTAAAGCGCTCAGCGATGATCCGCAGCTGCAGAGCGGTATTGTCGTCCATCGGGTTCTCACTAGGCCCATCCAGGTGGCGGGCCTGTTCGTAGAAGTACCGGGTCTGCGGCGGGCTGTGCACCGAATAGGGCTGCCGGTCAACAATGAGTCGATCGCCAAGATGAAACACGACACGGCCGTCATCCAGCCAGGCGCCACGGCCGCGAATCCGATCGGGATCGAACACACCTACGGACGCCTGGGTCCGAAACAGATTGCTGGCGGCCGCCAGCCAATTGACGCCCTCCTTGCTGGGGTGAACAGATTCCCAATACGGGATCTCAGCCAGCTCAAGCAGGTTGGTCGCGGTGTGGGAGCCGCGAGTGATCTTGGTGACCTGCCCTGTTGATCGCGGCAGGTAGTAGTAGACGCCGCTGTCGAAGCCCAGGCACGTGAACGGCCCCGACTTGGGAATGCTTGGGGGCGCTGACGCAGCGGGAGGCTTAGGCTCCGGCTTTGTTTCAGGTTCCGGGAGCGGTGGCAGCTCAACGGTGTTGGCATCGAGGAGTTTGGCTGCTTGGCCTGGTTTCCAGCCTTCGGCGAGTGCGTTGGCGAGGTCCCATTTTTCGGGTGCCTTGGGCGGTGGGTTGAAGACCTGAACCTGAGCACCGAGTGCCAGGAGCCGTGGGCCGAGTTTCGCCATGCACGAGCGGCCGGCGTCGTCTGCGTCGGGCCACAGCACAACGGAACGGCCAGCGAGCGGTGACCAGTCGGCGGCGTTCACCCCACCGGTGCCGCCGCACCAAGCGATGGTGACGTGATCGGGGAAGAGTTCGGCGGCAGCGTCAGCGGCTTTCTCGCCTTCGCAGACGATCACCGGGTCGTCGGGGCGATCGGTGAGATCGGGTAGGCGGTAGAGCGGCCGGGGTGCTGGCCATTCGGATGTGAACGGGTCGCGGCGTGAGGGGAAGTGCCAGGCGCCGTCTAGCCAGGTGCGATGGATGAAGAGTTTCTTGCCGTCGGGCAGATCGATCCGCTGAATCCAGAACAGCTGCTCACCGGCAGCATTGCGGTAACACCACTGGGCGACAGCGCGGCCGAGCGCGGGGGGTGCGGCGTTGGGTGGCGGGGTGTCCGGCGTGCGTGCGGGGCGTTTCGGCTTGCGTGGTTTGGCTGCGGGCAGGCCCAGGTGTTGCTCGACGCGAGCGGTGGCCTGTTTGAAATCCCAGCCGGTAACGCGCATGAGGAGGTCAAGGCCGGAGCCGGCGCCGCCTGTTCCAGATTTCCCGCCGCACTGTGAGCAGTACCAGCCACCGGGGCCGTCGTCGCGATCCCAGCGGTAGCGGTCGGTGCCTTCGCAGTTTGGGCAGGGCTGGTGGCGATCTTCGAGCTGATCAGGCGTCAGGCCGCCAAGTTCCATGAGCAGACGTGGCCAGTGGCCGTCTGCGGCATCGAGGGGCATGGGTCAGCGTGCAGGGCCGTTGCGGCGGATGTCGCGGGCGATCAGGTGACGGATGAAAGCGGCGCGGCTGCAGTCGTGGCGTGCGGCTTGGAGGTCGAGGTGATCGACGAGGGTGTCGAGCATCTCGAAGGTGGCAGCGCGAGGGTTGTCGCCTGGCGGGCAGGGGATGATTGAGGTGTGGGCTGGTTCGCGGTCGCGGTCGGTGACCACCAGTCGGCGGAGGTATGCGGCGCGGGAACAGCCTTGATATGCGGCCTGTGCGTCGAGGTGGGCGAGGTGTTGTGGAGGTAATTCCAGGAAGATGGATCGTTTACCGGCGACTGGGGGCCAGGTGGGCATTGGTGCGGCGCGTGCGGTGCTGATTGACAGCATAGCGTTGCGCTTGCGCAACTGCAACGGTATGATGTGGGAGCCACCGCACCGAAGCCCTGCTCCCTGATCATGCCGACCACTGCCCGGACCAGGCGGTGGGTCTCAATCGGCCTCTCATCTGTACGGGTCCCATCGAGGACTGCCGCTGGCTCCAGGTTGATGACCATCCGGGCGGCAGCAAGCGGGGTAAGCGGTGGCAGTTTTTCACCACACACGCACCATGACCACCACGCCAGACGATCACCAGCCGCTCTGGCTGGACATGCAAAAAGCCGGATCCAATGCACTCGGTACACCAATCGACGCCATTGCCGCAGAGATTGAAGCTGTGCGCGACTGGCTGGAATTTCAGTTTCAGGATGAGCTGCCGGCAGTGATCTACAACTGCCTGACGGCACAGTTGCTGGAGGCTTGCGACGCCGCACAGGATGAGCCTTCGGCACCAGCCATCAGGCCCGCCTCTATTCAGCTCACCGCCGATCAGCAGGCCGCCATCGAGGGGATTCTTCAGGACATCACCAAGCCCAACGCGACGCCAGTGCTGTGCGGCTATGCCGGCACCGGAAAGACGGTCACCACTGCTGCGCTGGTGTCACGGCTGGCAGGTATGGGCAAGCGCGTGGTAGTGGCCACTCCGACGCATAAGGCCCGGTCGCAGGTTGAGCGGGCGCTGGCCAGGTGCGGCGCCGAAGGATTCGAAGCCGTCACGGTGGCGCGGCTGCTGGGATTGAAGCAGGTGCGCGACTTGAAGACCGGAAAGGAAACGTTTAAGCCGGATTCAGCCGGCAAGAACATGCTCAGCAAGACTGAAGAATGGGACGATGAAGAAAAGGAGATGGTAAGCATTCGCCGAATTGATGTTGTCGTTGTTGACGAAACGTCGATGCTCAGCAGCGAGCTGTACGACCTGCTGCTGCGCGAGTTGGAGGGTCGGCCAGTTGTGTTCGTTGGTGATGATCGCCAACTGCTGCCGGTCAAGGAAACCGAGGTTTGCAAGGCGTTTACCAACGGCAGCAGCCTTTACCGGCTGACAGAGGTGCTGCGCCACGACGGGGCGATTCTGAACCTGGCCACGGCCACCAGGCAGCTGGCAGTGGGCAGAGCTCGATTCGCATCGGCTGATGGTGGCGGCTCCCGAGTGGTGGCTTACCGCAGCCGCGAGCAGTGGGGCGCCGCGCTACTTGAGATGGCCGCTTCGGCAGAGGCGATGCGCAACCCTGATTTCTGCAGGGCGCTGGCGTGGGCCAACGATTCGGTGAACATGATCAACACGCGCATCCACCATCGCCGGTACGGCGTGGATGCGCCGCAATTCGTGGAGGGGATGACCTGCGTAACAGTGGACGCCATCCCCGACCCGATCGGCACTCCGAAAAACCCCGCGCCGCCGTTGTTGAACAGCACGGTGGATGTGCTGATTGAAGAGGCTGTTCGCGTGCCTCACAGGTTCACGCATGCCGGCGATTCACTGACTGATGAGCCGTGGGACACCTGGGAGCTCACAGTAACGGGCGACTTTGCCATGGCCAGGACATTCCGCGTCATCGCCGCAGATGATGAGCAACGGTGGCAGAAGTGGCTGAAAGATCTCGCCGATCGAGCAAGGGACGCCAGCGGCCAGAGCCGTTCAGAGTTGTGGGGTTTGTTCTTTAGGCGCAAAGATTGCGTTGGCAAGCTCCAGCCCGCCAGCGCCCTGACAGTTCACAAGTCGCAGGGCAGCACGTTTCAGCACGTGTTCCTGCACTGGGATATTGACGGGGGAGGATCTCAGCCCACAGCTGTTCAGAACCAGCTGTCCTACGTCGGCATCACCAGGGCAGCTGAGTCTCTGCACGTGGTGGGGGATCGATGACCACCCCCACCCTCCGCCCCTACCAGCCATGAAACGCGCCACCCTCGCAATCTCTATTCAGTTAGACATTGCATACCAAGACGCCTTTGATGACGACTGGATTTGCGAGCAGTACCTATCAAGCCCTAGATGCTCAATCAATGAACTCGAAGGAGAGATAGGTTTTCATACTTGCTCATCAGCCGGGGTCAATCTTGTCCGTGGCTCTGATGTTGCCACTCCGGCTCTTACGCGCACTGCTACAGCCGGTTGGTGGACCCGCCTAGCCAGGTGGCTAAGCCGATGACCACCCCCACCCTCCGCCCCTACCAACTCCAAGCCGTCGCCGAGATCCGCCAGGCGTACCAGGCCCGCCACCGCTCGGTGCTGTTCGTGCTGCCCACTGGCGGGGGTAAGACCGTGCTGTTCAGCCACATCACCCGCGAGACCGCAGCCCGTGGCAACCGGGTG